TTGCGTCCAGTAGTTGAAGCAGTTGGCGCTCGCGCTTATCCAGATGGCGGACGCTCAAAGACTTTTACTCGTCCAACGATCACCACGCACACCAGCGTCGCGACACAGTCAACTGAATTGTCGGCAGTTTCGGCAACCACAATGGTCATTGCCGCAAACTCGGTTACAAAAACTACGCTGGCTGGTCAAGTGAGTTTGAGTGCTCAAGATATTTCGTTCACCAACCCAGCAGCAATGCAGCTGATCTTGAATGATTTAATGGGCGAGTACATGATCGCTTCTGACAACTTGGCAGCAGACAACATGCTTGCCGCAGCAAACTCGTCAGGCGTATGGGACGGCACAGTTGCCGACTTGCTTAAGAGTGTTTACGACTCGGCAAACGACATCTCAAGTGGACGCAACTGGCTGCCGACTCACATGTTTGTGTCCGTTGATGTCTGGTCGCAATTGGGCCAGCTCGCAGATACAACGGGCCGTCAAATCTTCCCACTAATCGCCAACGGTCTTAGCGGATACAACGCCGCAGGATCGCAAAGCGCAACTTCATGGAACGGCAACCCACTCGGCTTGCAGCTTGTAGTTGACAGCAACTTTGCTGCCAAGACAATGATCATTACCCGAGTCGGTCAAGGCCAAGGCGATGCTTACGAGTTCTACGAGTCCATTCAGGGCCTGTTGAGCGTAGACACGCCATCTACTTTGGGCAAAACCATGAGTTTCCACGGCTATGTTTCTACCTTCGCTGCAATCTCTGGAATGATCCGCAAGATCACACAGGCCTAGTCGAGAGCGGAGCATCCGCTCATGGCTGTTTACAGCGTTACACAAAAGTATCTAATTGATGATTACGCCGTACTGCAACTTCTGACCCCATCGGAAATTGCAGTCGGCCAGTCGATTACAGTGGCATCAGTAGATGCAACATTTAATGGCACTTACACTGTCCGCGCATTGCCCCAGTATCTGTACCTTGGTATAGACACTGAGGGCGATCTGCTTTATGACATTGACATACCAATCGCCAATCAGGTGCTTTTTGCTAAGACCGCCAGCGATGTCATCCGAGTGGCTGCCACTGGCACAGTCACCTACACCCAGACCTGCACATGGGTGACAGGCGCGCAGCTTGTGACTTACCTTGGCGTACAGATCACAGACCCATCGGACGATTTTACGCTCATCACTCAGGCCGTATCTGCTGGCAACAACTTTGCATATCGTCGCCGTCAAGAGGCTGGCTACATTGACAGTCTCACAACTAGTCCGGGTGGGGATGCCACGCTCGGCACACTCATGTACTGCGCTGCCCTCTGGCGCAGCCGTGGCTCGCTTGAGAACACTTTTGCATCCTTCGACGGAATGGGCACAGCGCCGCAGCAGAGCCTCACACCGATCGTTAAACAGTTGCTCGGCATCGACAGGCCTGCCTGCGCCTAATGGCTTACACAGACGCTCTCAACGGGGCTATAGACAGCCTTACGACCACACTCACAGCCGTCACTGGCCTGCGAGTAGTCAACGACCCCACAAAACTTGTGCCGAACTGCGTGTACATCGACGCGCCATCCTTTACGACCGTGGCTGGCAATGGCAACATCATCCGCATGGACTTCCCGATCAAGGTCATCGGATCAGGGCCAGCAGGCCTACCAGTCCTACGCAGCATCCTCGACATCGTTAGCAAAGTCCTACTCAGTCCAATAATCGTCATGGCAGGCCGACCCAGCAACCTAGAAATTGGTGGGCAGCTCTTCCCGTGTTACGACCTCGACTGTGGCATACAAGCACAAAGCGCATAAGGAGAAACATGTACACAATCATCAGCCCACGCCTCGGAACCCCGGGCGACGAGTTCATCCCAGAGGACGGTGTCAACATTGACGCACTGCTTGACGGCGGCCTGATATCCACCGACACCGTAAAGAAATCATCTAAAGTCAAATCAGAACCCAAGGAGCAATAGACATGGCTATCAGCAGCACTTACCTTTCTAACCCAAGCGTCACGATCAACGCGGTTGACTTGTCCGATCAGTGCACAAGCGCGGTCATCAACTATGTGTCGGAACAATTAGAGAACACGACATTTTCCAACACTTCGCGCAGCTTCACTTCGGGTCTGTACTCGAACACCGTCACCGTAACTCTGTACCAGTCATACAGCGCAAGCGAGACCGAGGCCAGCATTTACAACCTTGTCGGCACGACCACAACGCTCGTGTTAAAGCCAACTTCATCTGCTGTCGGTGCAACTAACCCTTCTTACACTTTGACGGGCGCTTTCTTGTCGGCACACACACCGATCAACGCTTCACTCGGCGAACTGTCCACGATCGATCTCACCTTCGCTGGCGGCGTTTTAACTAAAGCCACAAGCGCATGATCTCGCGGCATCAGCCGCTGAGAAATAGAAACTGCAAGACCGCACAAGCGGAGCCTTGCCCGACAAAGGAGAAACAATGAAAGTCAAACTATCTATTGACCTTGGCGACGGTAAGCCAGCGCGTGAGATGACCACCAACATGCTTGCCATCGTTGATTGGGAACGAACAGAGAACCGTCGATCAGCAGACGGCAAAGGCATCGGCTTCAGCGACATGTGCTGCTGGGCTTTTACGCTTTGCAAACTTGCTGGAGACAAAGTGCCAGCCAACTGGCGCGAATGGGTTGCCGAGAACCCTGACATGACCATTACACCTATCAACGAGATTGCAGACGAGACCCCTTTCATCGAGGGACTTGGCGGCGAAGCCTCTGCGAAGTCCTAGCGTTAACAGGCTTCTGGCCAAAGGAGATCGAGTTCACTATGCGAGACCTGAACACTGTCACCTATGTGCTTGAGCAGATGCACCGCAAGAAATAACCATGCCTGTCTCTCACAGCGTCGAAGTAGTCGGTCTCAAGGAAACGATCAACGCCCTACGCAAGATTGACCCACAGCTGCAGAAAGACTTTAAGGCTGACGCGACAGCGATCGCACAGCCAGCCATTAACGCTGCAAAGGCTGCATACAGTCAGTTCCCGTTGTCGGGCATGGGACGCAAGTGGTCTGATCGGGGCCGCAAAATATTCCCGTTCACTATCTCAGGCGCACAGTCAGGCGTGAAGATGCGCTTTGACACTCGACGCAATGCTGTTGGCGTAATCCTGATCGAGCAAAAGAACGCGGCTACAGCAGTGTTTGAGGGTGCAGGACGCAAAGACACAAACCGTCTAGGCACATCACTTGACTCGGTATCTACTGAGCGCGGCTTTGCAATGGCGATGCCGGGTAGAACTCGACTGATCGGCCCAGCGGTCTATAAAGCACGACGCGGTATTGAGGGCGAAATGGAAAAGATGGTGCTCAAAACCATTAACGAAATACAGAAAGACCTCAACTAATGGCACTATCAATCCCCATCATTAGCGAGTTCCAAGGCGGTGGCGTAGATAAAGCCATCAAACAATTTCAGCAACTTGACGGCGTAGGCGCAAAGACAGGCTTCGCACTTAAAAAAGCGTTTCTGCCTGCCACTGCTGCGCTCGGTGCATTGACCGCTGGCATAGGTCTTGCCACTAAAGCGGCAATGGAAGATGAAGCCGCGCAGCTCGAGTTGGCTCGCCAGTTACGCACGACGACACAGGCAACAGATGCCCAGATCAAAGCGGTCGAGCAGTCAATTAGCGCCTTTAGCAAACAGACCGCGATGGCTGATGACCAGCTGCGCCCAGCCCTAGCAAATCTTGTACGCGCTACAGGCTCGCTCGAGTTGGCACAAAAAGCAATGTCGGTCACCGCTGACCTTGCCACAGCAAAAAACATTGACATGGAGTCTGCCAGCGTCGCAGTGTCTAAAGCCCTAAACGGTCAAGTCAGCGCGCTCATCAAACTAGACCCATCGCTTAAAGGCATTATCACATCGACATCAACTGCCGATGAGGTCATGGCTGCGCTCAATGCCACGGTAGGCGGAGCAGCTGAGACCTTTGCCAACAGTGCTGAAGGCGGTCTAAAAAACTTCGGCATCCAGATGGATGAATTGAAAGAAAGCATCGGCGCGGCGTTTATTCCTGTCATGGAGAAACTTCTGCCCTATGTGCTGGACTTTACGACATTCTTGCAAGACAACACCAAGGCGCTGCTCATCGTTGTCGGCGCTATTGCAGCAATGACCACAGCTATCGTGGCAGCCAATGTTGCAATGAAGGCATACAACGCATTTCAGTTAGTTGTTACCGCTGGCAACGCTGTGCTGGCAGGCTCATTCACTACGGTCTCAGCATCGGCTGGCGTATTGACTAAAGGTTTAGGCATAGTCATCCTTACGCTTGGATTGCTTTACGAGGTGTATCGCGAAGGCCCTCGAGCAGTAGCAGAGTTTATGCTGCCGTTTAAGCAGTTTGCTGTTGGCGTTTACAACTCGGTCAAGGTAGTTGCCAACGGCGTTAACCAAATTATCAACGCTGCCATTATCGGACTAAACCAACTAATTAACGCGCTGAATGTCATACCGGGTGTAAGCATCGACCTTATCCCACTTGTGCCAATGCTTGACTACACATCGCTTCCACAACTAGATGTCCCAGCAGCTACAGGCTCAGGCTTTGCGCGTGAAGGCGGCACAGGGTCAATCGGCAGCAGCCCACTAGCAATGATCGAGTCAGCCCTAGTCACACCAACCCCAGCAGGAGGCGGCGGAGGCGGTGGTAAGTCCTCAAGCGTCCTAGACCTAAGCAAGAACTATGCAGGCAACATGGGCGGCAACTACGGCATCACAGGCAACGCTGCAGACTTCTCCAGCCTCTTCGATCAGTTCATGGTCGAGCGTGGCACACCGATCACAGTCAATGTCAACGGCGGTCTAGCCACATCAGCAGACATCGGTCGTGCTGTAGTGAACAGCATTAAAGCTATGAACCGAGTGGACGGCCCAGCACAAATACAGGTCGCCTGATGGCTACCACGATCGTCCAGTCAGGGTCTTACGACCTACAGATCGCTACAGGCTTCCTTGTGGACGCTTTTACGCTTGACTCAGCGGAGAAGGGCTTGCTGGACTCGACTGAATATGTCCTAGACGGTACGACAGAGTTTGCATCCGTAATCGACGGCGCTACAG